AACCTCAGTTAGCCCAGTTTCAGGTGTTCCGATGCAAAACATTGGATTTGTTGAAAAGTCAGACTCTGACAAAGTAAACATGATAAAGTTCTTAGTTGATAGTGCTAAAGGCATTAAGAAAACTGGGATTAACAAGGAGGATAATATGACAGATGAAATTAATAATGAAGTCCCTGCAGAAGATGTAGAGATCGATGCTGTTGAAATCGCTCCAGAGGCAGATGCCGAAATCGAAGCTCCAGCCGTAGATGGCGTAGAAAAGGCTGCAAAGCCAGACGACGCTGAAGAGGCTGCAGAGGGTTCAATGGACGCTACCGAATCATCACAAGATGAAGAGGAAGAGAAAAAGGCAGAAAAGTCAGATGAGGTTTCAGCAAATGCTGTTACTGACTTGAAGGATGCCGTTACATCAGCCTTTAGCGAAATCACCGCAGTAGTTAAGTCACTTGCTGACGAAGTTGCTGCACTAAAGAAATCACATGAGCTAACAGAAGCAAAAATTGCCGATGCTCAGAGTGACTTCAATAATCTTGGAAAGTCAGTAAATGCCCTACAGGCAGATACCGCTTTCCGTAAGTCTGGCGATCTCGGTGAGATTGTTCAGGAACCAGCAATGGTTGAAAAATCAGTATGGGGCGGACGTTTCCTCACAACATCCGAAATACTAAAATAACAAAAAAATAAAATTTCATGGAGGTGAAATATATGTCGGAAGAAATTCAAAAGAATAATCCAGGTGCTACCTACCCTAACGCAGAGGGTGGTTTCGCAGCTGGTGGTATTGGTGGTGTAACTGACCCAGGCTTTGCCTATGTTGGGAACACAGCAGATGCAGAGTTCGGTCTAACAACTGGACCAAACGCAGTTAACCCATCATTTACCGAAAATCCAAACTATCCAGGTGCTGGTATCCTACGTCCTGAACAGGCTCGCCGTTTCATTGACTACGTTTGGGATGCAACCACACTTGCTAACGACGGTCGCAAAGTAACAATGAGAGCCAACACTATGGAACTTGAGAAGGTTAACGTTGGAGAGCGTGTCGTTCGTGCCGCTAACCAGGGTGACTCATCATTTACAAATGCTGGTGCGACATTCTCAAAGGTGGAGCTTACTACTAAGAAGCTACGTCTTGACTGGGAAGTCTCAGCAGAAGCACTAGAAGACAATATTGAAGGCGGTGCACTAGAGGACCACTTGGTTCGTCTAATGACCACAGCTTTCGGTAATGACATCGAAGATCTAGCGATCAACGGTGCTGGTGCAGGTCCAGACGCATTCCTCGGAATTATGCCTGGATTCATCAACAAGATCAAGAACGATGGATATGCACACCAAGCAGTTGTTGGCAACGCAAACATTGGAACAGACTGGACCACAGAAGACATGCAGAAGCTAATCCTAGCTCTCCCACGTCGTTACCGTGCTCTTCAGACTGGACTAAAGTTCTACGCTGGCACTGACACATTTGCTAACATCGTTAAGAACAATGGAACCGTTTGGGACTCAATTGGTTCGACTGAGGCTGCTCGTGGTTCATACCTCGGCGGTATCGATCAGACCACTGGCGGAGCACGTCAGACTCGTGTCCTAGGTATTCCTGTTCTTGAAGTTCCTTACTACCCAGCAGACTATGTAGACCTTACATTCCCTGCTAACCGTATCTGGGGCTTCCAGCGTGATATCACAGTTAACCGTTTCTACGTTCCTAAGAAGGACACAATCGAATACACCGTATTCGTTCGATTCGGAATCAACTGGGAAGAGCAGGATGCTGTTGCATTCGCAGTTAAGGACCAGGACTAATAGTTCTGCTTAACAGCTAAAACCCATGAGGGGGTAGGGAGAAATACCCTACCCCCTCTATTAATTTAATGCTATAATAATCTAAGGAGGAATCATGTCAGAAATTAACAATGATTTAAACGAAGCTCAGGAAGTCGTAAAGACTGAAGAGCCAATCGCTGAAGTACAACCAGAAGTAGTTGAGACTCCAGCACCTGTTGCCGAGCCTGTTGCAGAAGCAGTAGTCGAAGCAGTTGTAGAAAAGAAAGCAAAGAAGGAAGCAAAGGTTGCAGAAGCAGCCGTTGTTGAAACTGTTGCAATTTTCTCAGAGCGTAATATCAACTGGGAAGGCGTTGGAAGACTTGTTACTGGGTACAACCTAGTTTCAAAGACCCAAGCAGACAAGTGGCTATCAGGTAACCTAAAAGTTCGCCTAGCTACACCAGAAGAAGTTGCCACAAAGGCGGCAAAGTAGTTCATGGAAATATTGAGGGTTCCACCATATCCAATCACAACTACATGGGATGTACCAGATGCTGACCATCAGTATCTAATCTATGTAGAGGATGTGGTGGACCACTCATTTGAAACAGTTCAGGTTACATCTAACCCACAATCAAAAGTAAACTACGTACTACCAAGGTCAAAGGTACAGTTCGACCGTGACTTCCTTTTCCGTATCTATGATACAGACCTGAACGGAGAAATTGTAACAGAGTCTAACCTAACAGTCTATCGACCATATGTTGACCCAAATACTCTAGGATCTACATCTACAGAAATTGCAGAATACAAAAGATGGGAAATAATTGCTCGTGCAATTATGGATGCCTATCTACAGAATGATTCAGCAAATGGAGAAGGATTCTATAACCACAAACTTATTGTCCAGGGTATTGGAGAAGGAACAGACTACTTCCCAATCTGGCACAACCCTAAGCGTATCTTGAAAGTATACGAAAACAACGTGCTTGTTTATAATGGAGAAGATATTGCACTTCCTGTAACAACAACACTTTCATCAAATCCTGGAATGTATACACTCTTTACAACATCAGTCCCCCACAATTTTGAGGCAGGTGACAGAGTAACGTTTACTGGGTTTACACCATCAATATATAATGGAACATTCTCTGTATATGAGTCAGTAAACTCAACACAGTTCAGCATTAAGCTTGATACCTTTAGCTCTCCATCAGAAGTTACTGGAACTGTAAAAAGAGTTTGGGGTACTAACTTTGCAATTGCAGCCAATAACTCAGCGATTGTTAAGGTAATTGAGGGGGACTTCAATAGACACGAAAGTACCCCTACAAGGGTCCCACTGGCTGCTGGAGACCTTAACTATTACGGTAGGTCTGGAACATCCTTCCCAAAGGGAAATGACTACACGTTCATCCTAGACGTGGGATACAAGGCTGTTCCACCAGACGTAGAGCAAGCAGCAATTATGCTTATTAATGACTTAAAGTGTGGAAACAATGAATACTGGAAGAGATTTGTTACTCAGTATGATACAGATCAGTTTAGCATCAAGTATGCCCCAGCATTCCTGAGCGGAACTGGAAATCTAATAGTAGATAAGATTCTTGATAACTACAAGGGAAATGTCATTAAACCAGGAGTGATCTAATGGACACCTGCGATACCAATGACTTTATGTATCCACTAACAATGGATATCTATTATCCAATAGTTGCTCAAGCAGCATATGGTAATGTTCAAAAACAATGGGTACTAGATAGGTCTGTACCATGTGCATTCACTGCTAGCGGTCTAAAGAACAAGAAGGATATTCAAACTGAAGCCAAGATAGATATTGACAATGCTATTGTAGGTAGGGTTAGAAAAGATATTGCTGTTTCAGCACGAGGAGAACTAAGCTCCCTAACCAATATTATTGTCACAAATATTCGTGATATAAATGGAAATATAATTTACAATGAGTCATCTGGTCCTAGAGCTGGAAAAGCCACACTATTTGAGGTTGCTACTTTTAATCCAACAGTAGGTCCATTTGGTGGAACTGAATACTATAAAGTAATTCTAAGACGCTCTGAGAACCAGGCAGCTGATCTATGATATCAGCAAACTTTAATGATGCATCATTCTTTATAGAAATGTCCAATGTAGTAAAATATGCAGAGGGATATCTAGAAGGAATCCATGCTGGAAAACCAGCATTACTATCTAAAATGGGTAAAACCATTAAAGAAGTTGCTAAAGAGTTTGTAGATTCAATGGCAAGAACAGATCCTGCTAGCCTACACCACGTGTACGAATGGTATCAAACTGGTAGCCCAGCGGCAAGACTGTTTGATATTGACTACAACGTAACTTCTGGTGGACTAAGCTTTAACACAACCCTAAGCCAGTCAAGATCGTTCTCTGACGGATCAACAGTGCCATTCTATAACAAGGCATATATTATGGAGAATGGAATTCCTATTACAATCATACCTAAAAAAGCTGGGGTATTGGTATTCGACGATAATGGAGAGACAGTGTTTACTAAATCTCCAATCCATGTAAATGCTCCTGGTGGAAAACAAGTCCAGGGATCACTAGAGGAGACGTTGAATACCTTCTTTGATACATATCTAACACAGTCTTATTTGGCAGATAGTGGTTTTACTATGTATCTTAAATCTGCAAAAGACTTCAAGACTAATATATCAAAGTCAAAGTCTGGCGGCAAATCAGCAGGTAAACAAATAGGGTATAATTGGATAGTGAAAGCAGGTGACAAACTATAATGTCTAGAACATCAATCGCAAATACTCCAGCACTCTGGGTAAACCATTATTTACAAGAAAAGCTTGTCAATCTTGGTTTTGAATCAGTGCCGTTCTTTCCAACTACACCATCTACAATTAATGACTTAACAGAATACTTCCCAACAGGTGGAGTAATGTGTACATACGATAGAATGATTAGACTCCGTAAGTCACCATTCCCACATATTAAGTGTGAGCAACTACTTTACTACTTCTATGCAACTGCAGAAAATTCTATTCTAAATATGGTAAAGATCACGGAGCAAACCCTAAGACTACTTGACCGTGAAGATGAGTCTGCAGAAGAGATTAATGCCTGGCAGGTAGGTAAGACTATTGAAGTAGATGGTGAAATTCTGGAGTCAAACTTTAGATTCCATAAGTTTAGAATCTTCCAACTACAGGAAGCCAGAGATATTGTTAACTTTGGTACAGCAAGAACATACGGTGGCAACAAGATCATTGTTGAGTTTGACTACCATTTGCTAGAAAACCCAGACGCTTAAAAAGCATGATATACTTATAGCGAGGAAACAAAGCCCCTCTATTCTATAGAAAGAAAAAGAGGTGAAAAAATATGGCAGATTACACACGTGGAGAATCAGCACAGATTATTGTCGGTGCAGCAGCATTCTTCGTAAGTAAAGTAGCAGACGCAACTCCAACAGCATATGTTGGTGGCGAGGACTACAAGAAAACTGTCTCAGCCGATGACACTAACTGGAGAAACGTTGGATATACATCTAACGGTCTAGAACTTATGTTCGAACCAGACTTTGGTGAAGTTAAGGTTGACCAGCTACTTGACGTAGCAAAACTGTTCAAGCAGGGTATGAAGGTATCTATGAAGACAAGCTTCGCAGAAGCAACTCTTGAGAACCTTCTTCTAGCAATCGCTCAAAAAGATAGCGACCTAGCTGACAAGACAGAAACCATCGCTTCAACTCCTACAGTCGTAGGTTCAGAAATTGAACTTAAGTCTGGAGAGCTTGGCGAGTACCCACTGGAGCGTAAGATTATTGCAATCGGTGCTTCAACTGATGCATCAATGCTTTCAGAGTCAGGTACAGCGGCACAACGTGTATACGTTGCATACCGTGCACTTTCAATCGAAAGCGTTACAGTATCAGCAAAGCGTGACGAGGCAACAATGTTTGAAGTAAACTTCCGTCTGTTACCAGATAACAACGGTGTTTACGGCAAGATTATTGACCGCACTTATACACCAGCTTAATAACTAAATAGCTAAAGAGGCTGCCCTGGCTTAATTGCTGGGGCAGTTTCCTTTTTAGGGTATAATAGAAGAATGCCTACAGAAATATATAAATCAGGAATTGTCGAAACTATGAATGGCGACAAGCTTTACATAACCCCACTTAAAATAAAATATATGAGGCAGTTCATGGAGACATTCAAAGACCTTGAAAACACATCTGGCGATGCTGAAGCTATTGATGTTTTAGCAAGGTGCTGCCTGGTATCAATGCAACAGTATTACCCAAGCATAAAGACAATAGAAGATCTTGAGGATAGTTTTGATATGAATGCAATCTATGAGATTATTGACCTTGGTGCTGGAATCAAAGTTAGAAAAACTGATAGTGATGATGTGGCAGAGAGCATAAAAGAAAAAGCAAAAAAAGACGGCGGTACGACTTGGGATACATTAGATCTTGCAAAGCTAGAGTCTGAGGCATTTCTTCTTGGAATCTGGAAAGATTATGAAGACTTAGAGACATCGTTATCTATGTCAGAACTAACAGCAATCCTAGAATCTAAGAGAGAATCAGACTATGCCGATAAAAGATTTTTGGCTGCCATTCAGGGTGTAGACCTTGACGCTCAAAGTGGTAAAAAAGAAGAAGATCCATGGGAAGCCATGAAAGCCAGGGTAGCAGCCAAGGTCAGTGGTATTGAGAGCAGTGGATCAAATGATATAACTTCCTTTACAGGTATAAAAGCCCAAAAAGCTGGCTTCGGTATCGGTATAGGTCTAGGCTATGAAAAGATTACCGAATAAATAATCTGTCATATGCTATAATTAATATAGTTCAAACAAGGAGGAACAAATTGGCTACAACAATTAACGAATCAAAAGACATCATGCTACTTGATGGAACAAAGATCGTAGCACGTCCACTAAAGATCTCGCTACTCAAAGAGTTTATGAAAACCTTTGATGGCATTGCGGACGTTGCCGAAGACAATGAAAAGTCATTGGACGTACTATTGAAGTGTGTATCAATCGCACTAAAGCAGTACTCTCCAGAATCTGCAGAGAAGGATCTTGAAGACATTCTTGACTTGCCAACTGTCTACGCAATCGTAGAAGAAGCATCAGGAATCAAGCTGGGCGAAAACCTGCTTAGATCCTAATA